GTTTTATTACAGAGTCAATTAAATAATTAGCTTTTGCTTGCGTATTATATTTCTCATTTTGTAAAGTTTGATACAGCATTAATTCCTTTGCCAGTGCTGAATCAGCTTTAAAAAACTCCTTTATAATAGCTAATGCTGGAGATTGATCTACACCCTTCATAGTATCAGCTGCTACTTGTCGTGTAAGCAATTCAAATAATATTGCAGTGTTTTTAATCTTTGAGTGTGTTGATTTTTTCATCTAAATATAAATATGCTAAGTTATGCTAAATCGTCGGATAATAGGTTGTCTTCGCTTAATAAATTTTCAGTGTTGTTTGTTTCTCTAAAAGTTTCATTGAGTGCTATAGCTTTTGTTTGCTTTAAACTGTCTATTAGATTTTGATAATTGGCTAATTTTTTCTGTACTTTTGATGATTCTCTAACGTTTGTTATTGTCTTTACTCCTAATGGATCCCATCCTAATGAGTGATCATGTGTACCATAGTCCATCTTTCTTTGTGGTCTTCCAGCTCCTGGCCAACCTTTAGGTGGCATTTCTGTTGATTTTTCATCATAGCCTCTTGGTACTCCACCATCTCCTTTATATAATGTAGCAATATCATGAGCTGTACCAAATGATTGACCTGTTTTGACTGGGTCATTTCCTTCAGTTTTAATTTGTTCTAATCTAAACTGGGCNTTGGCNTCTTCAATAAGTTTGTTTTGCTCTTCTAAATAAGCAGTTTCTGACATATTAAATAGATTCTCATAGATCCAGTTTCTACTGAATAGTTTCTTGTCTACCATGTCACCAGCTAAAGAAACTTTGCTTGTCCAAAGTTCAACCTTTTCTCTTTCATATACTGATGATGGTGCTGTTAAATGCAACTCAAAATCAACTAAATCTTCATCTTTAAATCCTTGTGCATATAAATGGACAATTGCTACCTTATACAATTCTGATGATATTATCTTTTGTATTCTTTCAATCGTTCTTGCAAATCGAAAGTCTTGTGATGCTAATGTAGCTTTACCAGTTGTGTCTTCCTCAAAACCTAAATATGCTTTTGGTATTTTGAGAGAACCCAATAATCTATTTTTTAAATACTCAATATCACCAATACTATCATAAGTAATTCCAGCTAACGATTCAATTGAAGTACCACTTTCACTACCTCTAACTGGTAAATAAAAGTCTTCAAGTAAGTTTTGCATGTTGTATTTAAGGTTATACTGACCTGTATCTGGATCCATGTATGGTACCTTTTTCATCTTGCTGATCATGGCTTCCATAAAGGTATCTACTTCATTTGGTGGTATGTTACCAATATCAATCTTGTAAACTCTTTTATCCGGAGCTCTCATGATACGATGTATTAACATTGCATCTTCCATCAACGTTATTTGTTTCCAAACTTTTCTTGTTGGTTCAATTATTGATCGTCCATAAGGTAGAAAGTTTGTATCCGTCAATAAACGGAAATGTGCTATTTCGTAGTTTTCATATTCATCTGCGTCTCTGTCAAGTGATGCTACGTGAGATTTATTTGTTAATGCTGATTGATCTCTTCTAAATCTAACTCTTTGTGGATTTTCTGGATCAAATCGCTCTTCCCGTATCATTTCGTATGCTGATATTGGATCTACATTTATTACTCCATAACTTTCAGCTATGTCTAGTTTTAGAAAAAAGTCACCATACTTTAACACATTTCTAATCCATGGCCACATGTTAAACTCAATGTTCATGATATCATAAAACAAGTTATGCAATACTTTTTGCACCCTTTCGTTACTCGATGATACCGTAAGCATATCTCCAAATTCATTCTTAGCTGTACACTCATCTGCATAGATATCTAAAGCTGATGATATAATACTATCTGTATCCATTGCTTCATAATCACGAAACAATTCCAAACGTGTGTAAAGTTGTAATTGTCCTTGTGTGTACGAATAACCTGGCATTGTTGAGAACATTCTAGAGAATCTATCAACCCTTCTGTTAGTATCTATATTCCCATCCGACTGTATCTTTGCTGTGTCAATTACTTTTAGTTGCTTACCTCCTACGTTACGTATAATTACGTCCGTAGAAAATAGTTTTCGCATCCTACTAAATAAATTTGTATTCTCTGCCATTAGTGTTTGTTTTTAATAAATAGCTCCATTATTATAGTAGCCATGTAATATCTTCAATTTGATCGTGAGATGTTGGTACTTTCCAAGCGTTGTTAGTGTCTCTTGATGAGTATACTGCGGTAGATTGTATGTTTGCCATTGCTGCTCTATTTATTTCAATTCCAGCTTGTCTTAACTTTAATGCTGTATCTCGAACCCATAAACCTTGACAAAAACTCATAATTAAATCATCGTTGTATCCGGAAGCTGCTTCTGGTCTGGCATTTCTCCATATAAAAACATACATCTCTTCCAACAATCTCTTACTCCTTATTATACAGCTTTTTTCACGCATATACAACTCCATTTTACTAATAGCTAATGGTCTTGTTTTGGAACTCATTGTAAATCCAGCTACCATATCGGATTTGCTATGTAAGTCATAACCCTTTGTCAAGTATCTATCTGAATCAAGTACGTCGTTCTTGTATGTGTAATAAAGGTTTCTATAACCTCTATCTATCACTTGCTGTATGGATGCCCAACCAACGTTAGCATTCTCTACTACAAGTAGTGCATCATTATATTCTGTCGCAATAGCTACTAGCATATTGCCGTAATCTTTTGTTGTAAGTTGTCCTCTATACTCTGCTACTTGTCTGCAACTCTCTACATCCATCACATGGAAGCCAGAATAATCGCTACCATCACCACGAGCAACGTCGGCTGTGACTATGTAATTTTTACTATAATCTGGTATTTCCCATACCCACAAGTTGTTATCAAAACCTCTTTTTTCTATTGGTTCTTGGGCGTATGTTTGTAGGTAGTAAGTAATTAACTCTGGTGATACTACAGTGTTACCTGAAGTAGAAAAATCACAATCGCACTCTTGACTTGCTAGTCTTATACCTAATTCCTCATCTTGTCTATCTCTCCAAGCTTGATCTCTTTCAGGATGCACTTGCCAAGGTAGTCGCTTTGTTTTAAATCGATTATCTCCTGCTTCGGCATTAACCCATGTTTTATGAAAAAAGTTACCAGTTCCATTTGGTGTAGATAATATAACACCTTGACCACCTGTAGATAGTGTTTGTTGTAGTGATGCCCACAATTCCTCTGCTCCATCAACGAAAGCTGCCTCATCAATAATTACCATGGATAATGCTTCAGAACGTCCTGATGTACCAGTGCTGGCTACTGCTTTTATCTGTGAGCCATTGTTTAATCTCATGGAAAGTTTGTTACTTTCTACTTGCTTTAGCTTTAACCAACTTGGTAAATTATCAAACATCACCCTTACCTTAGTGACAAGATTCTTGGATGTGTTTTGATCAATTGCAACTACAAGTACATTTTTATCGCTATGGAAAAGTATCATCCATAATGAATATCCTGCAACAAGTGTTGATATGCCTAATTGTCTTGACTTTAAAATTACTACCCTATCATTATCTTGAAAGTCTTGTAAGGTATCTTCTTGATATGGGTATAAATGGAATGGTATTTTACCCTTGGTTGGATGCTGAATCATACAATACTTTTTCATGAAGTATGATGCTGACTTAGCACATTTGACGTATTCGTCTTTTATAATATCCTTGAGTGACTTTTCAGTCATATATAACTATTTAATGCATTAAAAAACCAACTATTGTTGTGACTATCAATACTGAGCCTGCTGTACCAAGTACGCTACCTAGAAACTTTGATGTACTTTTTGATCTTTTTACGCGTTTTTCTAATCCAACTATCATAGATTCTTGTGTATCTTGAATCTCTTTGTAAGCATCTACTTGTTTTTTATAAGTTTGTTCTTTTACAACATACGCATTAATTATTCCTTGCTTAGCTTTATTTTCTTGTTTTGTTAATATAAGTGTTGATTGTGCTGCTATTAGTTCAGCTATACACGAATCACCTTTCACAAGTTCGTTTGCTATATTTTGTGCTGTTGCACATGATACTGTAATAGTGCAAGTATCTGTGTTATTATTTGTACCTTTCTGAGAAAAAGCTGTTGAGTTTGCTAGAATCATTATCAAAATTCCTAACACTGTTAATTTTTTTACCATGTTGTGTGCGTGTTTTTGTTATTTGTTTATTTATAGAATCAACCTTTG